AATTATAAAAAAAATATATTTCAAATATGCTATTCTTCGTTGTATTCTATGCCTTCTTCTTCCATATATTCATGAATACCATCTAGAATATCTTCATATGCTTCAATTTTATCATCTTCTAGATTCTCACCGGCTGCATCATAAATTGATGTAAATACTGCGCCATCATCTAAAAATTCTTTTGTTGCGGTCCATTTCATACCACCATATGTGCCTTCAAATGTAACTTCTCCAAACATTCC